TGCCGGGACTATAAATAGCCGAAGCATTTGTCACCGTCGCATTTGTTCCAGCAATCGGCGCACCGTCTACCGTGAATCCATGCATATTACTCAAAGCAGAAGCCCCAACAAATGAATGAGTAGAGGGAGTTATTCGAAAGTCTCTTTGAAGCGACATTGTGCCAGTGGCGTGTTGTCGAATCTGTCCAAGGTTGAAATACGTTGATGGTGCCTCAGCAGATGCTGTCAAATTGATATCATTAGCCCCTGTATAACCAAATCTTACAGTCGAGGCTGTGCCAGTAGCACTTACGCTAAAAGTGTGATTTTGCGCAGTAGCCACGTATTTATTAGAAGCCCCTACTTGCAGTTTTACTGAACTCGAGGTCCCCTTTGTTCCTAAAATTATATCCTCATTTGCTGCCGTAGATATTGATTCAAGCTTTACGCCAGAACCTGCCGCCGTACCTGTTATTTTTAATCCATTAGCTACGGACGCAGTCGATGAATCAACTTGCAATACTGGATTTGTCGCGCCATTCGGACCAACTGTTAAGGCATTTGCACTTGTAGAAGTAATGTTTTGCGAACCAGTCACATCTAAAGTTGTAGAAGGTGCCGCGTTTCCCAAACCTAATCTGTGATTAGTTGCATCCCAAAAGTAATTTGCGTTGTCTTGTGAATATACCCCACCGCCGCCTGCAAACAAAACTGAACCTGAAGTGAAAGCAGTAGTTGTGCCAGTGCCTCCGTTTGCTACTGGTAACGCCGTGCCTGATAGACTGACTGCTAAAGTACCTGACGATGTGATTGGCGAACCCGCCACTGACAAAAATGATGGAACACTCATCGCGACACTTGTCACAGTACCGCCGCCCGTTGCAATTGTAGTCGGTGCCCAATTCGTACCATCGTACAACAACACTTGATTCAGAGTTGGCGCCGTTGCGCTTATGTTTACACCCTGAAGTTGATTTGCATTTAAATATTGTGGCGTAATATAAGCATGCGCCGTAGATGTCAGCGCGATCAATAAAGCTATTATTTTTTTCATCTTAGTATCCCTCTATCAATACAACTGAGTCAGTGCTTGAAGCCGCTTTCAAATAAACTGCATCCCAAAAAGCTTTGATAGGCTCATAACTTCCACCCGGTGGAATAATGATTCCTTCAGATCCTGTTTGTGCAGCTCCGAAAGTTACAGTTACGTTTGTCGCCCCGTTGTTTTGAATCAACAAGTAATTGCGATTCGTGTTCTGATCCATGAACTTAGTCGAGGTCACAGTTGCAGTGACAACAATTTGTTGTTGTTTGAATACTGCGAAACCGCCTGCCATTGAAAATGTAGACTTCAGAAATAAGATCAAAAAAACAATGCTTGGCTTAATATAATTTGTCATGTGTGTGATTCCCCCTTGAGAATTAAAGAACATCTAAAATTGAATGTCCACTGTTTAGCTCGTTGAAAGCCCCGGACAAAACGTCAACAATGTCATCGTGCCTGCCCTCCGGAAAGTTTTCAACCTCAGAAAATAAATCATCATTCCAATCAGCTTTTAACACAAACACATTGCCAGCTTCGCACTGCGCCGAAACTGCTTTTGCTCTCGTAATTTTGTCTTTCGAAAACGTGCGAGTGTGTACATCGTAACCGACTAGCATTGATGTAAACATGTGAGCCTCGGCAACGCCTGCCGATCCCGGATCTTGCTGACAAGATATCTTCACTCTTTGTCCATCATGTTGCGCTGTCTGCTTAATGAGCTGCTCGACTTTGAACGGTGTATCTTGTGTTGATTTCAAATCGCCGATTAGCCATGTGCCGTTTGGATATTTGTAAAGCTTCAAGCCTCTTGTCCAGTCCGGATCTTTGTTTGACTCATGCGGTTTCGTCGCGGCTCTATCCCAGAATCGACAACATGATGTCCAACCGGATGGAATCGCGTCTAGCATAGTGAACCACTCTCGCTTGAAGTAATTGCCCGCAGTTGGTCTGATATTCCAGTTGCCACCTAATAGTCGTAATCTATCGACATGACCAAGCGACATAAGATTTGAAAGATATGATGGATCTTTTTGCATTAAGATTTTGTTATCATGTAAAGAGGCCGGTATAAATGTCACTGACTTAGGCATCTGTTCACTGCCATATTGATCTATTAGTTCTTTTTCTGTGTTTGCCCAAATAATGCTGTCGTTTACTCTTATAAACCATCGAAGCTTTCCCGCTCGCTCTTTGTTTGGGTAGCCGTCGTCGCCTATCCACCAGTCAATAAACTTGCGCACCCAACTATCACAGTCTGGATTGCATGTTGCTCTCACGTAACCCGGGACGCCTGACATCGAACGATTACGAGACATCATATAAAAGAATTGTTTTTCTGTGAAATGTGTCAACTCGTCGAAGCCTATTAAAGGAATCTGCGAACCTTGATAGTTATACACATCCTTGTCGTATTCTAAATGTGCAAAAGTGACGTTCATACCCGAAGGAAAACTCCACTTCAAAACGTGCTTGCGTGGATAACCGCCTATTTGAGTATACAAAGCCTCGCTCTCATCCCATAGACCGCCTGTGTTCTTTACCTGAACACTTGTCTTCCTGAATATGACAGCGCCAAATTTGCCGTTGTCGATATGTCTCAACGGTTCAAGCAATAATGAAAACGATTTCCCGCCACCGGCACTGCCTCCATATATAGCAATCGAGGCTTCAGTGGTCAGAAATTCTGTCTGCGGTCCTTGTTGTGGCTTTATCTCTGGTCTACTTGCTTTGACCTGATTCTTTGCCGTTCGATGGTAAAATGACAACTGGTTTTTGCTCCACTGTTTGATTCACGTTTGATTCGATCTTGTCCGATTGTCCTAAATACTGCTTACCTAACCAAATGAGCAAGTATCTGTCGCCCTCTAAAGCTAGGTGAATCTGCTTACGACGAATGCTCGCCGTAGTCTTAGACGCGAATCGTTTCATAATATCCGCAAAAGTTGTCTTGTATTGCTTATAAACAAACCTCTCAATAGTGTCCTCTGAGCATTTGAACCAACCAGCTACATCTACCAATGTGCAATATAATGAGCACAGCTGTTCGAACTCTTCTTTGTTTATGTTGTGCTTCCTTGGTCTACCCATTGCCATGTCATATCCTCATGATTAAGTGACAGAAAGTAACATTATGTCGGCATTTTCTGCCTGATTGGTAGCTTAAATGTGTTTTTTCTGTAGGTTTTGCGCCGCTTTTAACGACTTTCGAAGCTCTTCTAGCTCTTTGACTAGTAGATAAAGGCTTGTGCCGAAACCGTCTTCACGCTCTATGCGCTCCTCAAGGTTTTCGATTTGTCGGACTAAGCTGTCTATGACGGCGCCTATCTGATCTGTCATGTCTTGATATAATCTTTAGTGTTGCAGATAGTCAATGATTGAAAATAAGGCGCGGGATTACACAGACAAAGGATATTAAGCTATGCGATTTTTCCCGAGGAACGACTTCGGTCCCGCGCCCTAAAAGATGACTATTAAGGTTTAAAACATTTAGCTGGGATATTCAAATCTTAACCAACCCTTTATTTTTATGATTTAAAAATAATTGATCTAATAATCCTTTAGTAACGGCGGCAGAATTGTATTGATTATGGCTTAAAGCAGTTTATTTTCTCGTTAATATTCAAAGAGTCATATGGTCTAAAATCCATGATCGCTTTTTTAATCTTAGGGTGATTGTCTTGTCCCTTTGCAATCAATGTCCAATAGTCTAGAGCTTGCTTGTTGGTCCATCCACAAAATTGAATCAGAGATAGAGCTGAAACAAATCCAGATGCATGGACGCCTTGATCACATCCTGTCAAGACAGGTCCTGTGTCTTTAGTGATTGCAGTGTAAACAGCTGATAGTTGTTCAAACACATTCTTACTAGAAACAAGTGATGGTCTAATTCTCACAGATGTTTGGTTTGTTCCACATGGAACATTGTGATCAGCACCACGCTTGTAATCATAAAAGTAAGTATCAAAACCCTGCTTACAAAGTTTAGTCACAGATGTGTCGTTCAATGGTCCATATTTCATGTCGCCATTAGCTCCAGACCTGTAGAGTATTCCTGGGATCACCTCTCTCAGGTTTCTGATACCAGCAACCTCACTTGGCCCGCGACCTCTTGAATCTGTTATTTTCTGATATTGGTCAGGTGCATGCACAAGCGCAAAAGCGTTAGATGTTAGTAGCAGTAATGCTATTAGTGTTTTCATTTTCATTCTCCTTAATTAAAAGCCATTGCCATAGCCATAGCCATAGCCATTGCCATAGCCATAGCCATCGCCATTGCGATCGCCATCGCCATTGCGATCGCCATCGCCATAACCATCGCCATTGCGATCGCCAGTGCCATAGCCATAGCCATAGCCATCGCCAGTGCCATAGCCAGAGCCATCGCCATTTCCATAGCCATCTCCCTCTCCGATTAGTGAAGGTTGGTTCGCAAAGTGTATTGTTTTTTGTG